TGACCAATCATCTGTTTCTCTAAATACATATCCAGCACCATCAGCATTTTTATTGCCAATATGCACTTTCATATCATCTTCAGTGTTTTTTACAGTTCTATAGCGATATATTAAGCCATTTATATCTAAACCGCTTCCAGATGGCAAAATATTGCCCATAGACCAACTCAAAGCGGCACTGGCGGCGTTTGAACTTGTTCCGTAAGTATATGGCTCACATTGCGAGTAAGAAGGCCAGAGTGCTAAAAATAATACCCAACCCAATTTTTGTTTCTGATTTTTCATTAAAAACATTTCTCATTACATTATTTTGATCTCGTTCTATTTCTTTTTCAACAGCTTCCATTTCCCAAGCTAAACGCGCTTTATCTCCTATTAAACCATCTTTAGGGCAAGGCGTTCCAGCGTTCATCATTGCGTCAAACACTCTTTCGTCTTGGCACATTACTGACACGGCCGCCACTTTCATTCCCATATCATACATGACCTTGGCATTTTTTAACTTCTCGCAATTCATATCTCTAACTGTTCGACCAGCTGATATACCAAGTATTTGTGTTTGAACTGCCCCTGCTACGCCTACAGTGCATAAATCAGAATTACTTGCGCTGATTTGTGGTGATATTGCTGAAGGTGGTGGACTATTTACAGTAGTTTCCATAGTTCCATCAGAAATTACTGTGCTTTCTGACCTGATTGTATCATCTTCTTCTGCTTCTTCTGCGTATGCAAAATTTGTTAATAATATTAAAAAAACTAATCCATAAACATATTTCATAATAAATCCCTACTAGGTATTTTATAATTTGTCCTTAAATTCTGACCAACTAGCCAGCGTAATAAAACCTAAAATTGCGACTGTAACTACTTTTACAATTGTTGAAGCAACAGTTTTTTTTGTATCACGCCAATTATCTAATAAGTTTCTTAATTGTTTTACATCATGAACTGCATCTTCATCATGCAAACCAATTCTACATAATGCTTTTGTTGCACCTTTATCTGATGCTTCTTCAAGCATTTTTACTAATTGTACTTTTGTAATCATTGCCGCGTTTTGTGATTTAGCCATTATAAGTCTTCCGTGCAACTGAATGTAAATCCATATTTACTTGCATGATCTGCATCCCATGAAATATCATTTATATCCATTCTGAATACAGCATTAGCAGATGTGTAGTCAACATTAGCACCACTTGCCACTCCATCTTTAATATATGGCTCAATATCTAGCGTTGTCGCATTAGATGAAACTGTTGCATCATTAACTACCATATACAGCTTTGCATCAGCACCAGTTTCTAATTGTATGTAATCTCCAGCTTTAAAAGCAACTGTGCCATTGCTTGCTGTAATTGATATAGGAACGGTATCATCACCGATAGATAAAGCACTTGTTGTTGTAATAGTTCCACTCGCCGCCCCTTGTATTGTTTTGGCATCTGGGTCTCCAGCTAAGAAAGTGCCTTTTCTGCCATGAAGTTTTAGAAAAAAAGATTGCCATTGTGATGCATCACTTCTTTTCATTGGTGGTAAGGTAAATGTACCTTTCCATAATGCTTTGGAATATTCATATATACTTTGCTGGCCTGTAAATGGGCTTTCTGTAACAGCGACTTGACGCTCAAGCTTCCAATTAGAACTAACGAAACCAACATTAGTTGGCATTGATATTGGATATGTATAAGTTGCCATTATGCAAACGCTTTCGAGAATGAGCCGCCACGATTTTTACTATCTATGACTGCATTTAGTGTATCTTGTTTTATTGATGGTAATAAATTTAACATTTCAGCACGAACTGTTTGTGAAACTCCAGCATTTACATTTATTGTTTGATTTACAACAGCACCACCGCCGCCAATTGATTTTGTGTTAGCATTGTTTATTACATTACCAGCAGAAGATGGAACAAATAATTCAGGTCCACGTTCACCAACTAAATAAGGTTGATTTGAATTTACATTACCACCAGACGCTCTGCCGCTTAAATTCATTTGTGGTAATGGTACATATCCTGTTACACCGCCAAAAATAGCGTTCATCATTTGATTTATAAAAAATAATTCAATTGCTTTTGCCAGCATTGTTTTAACAAAACTTTTAAATATATCCTTTAAACCATCTAAATTCATTTTTCCACTTACCATCATATCTGCCAAAGAATTTGAAAAGTTTTGAGCCATAGTTGCAACTGATGAATTAAATGTTTCCATTATTGGTGTTTGTGTTGTTAAACTTTCACTCAAAATTGCCATAGCTTCTTTAAATAATTCAGCATCAATTTTTCCCATAAGAAATGCTAATCTTAATGCTTCCATTTGATCTTTTGTGGCTTTTAATGGGTCAACCAAATTTTCAGCCATTTCTTTTGTTTCAGCAAATTTTTCATTTAATGCGGCAGAATGTTTAACAGCTTCAGCTTCAACAGCAGATTTATCTGCTATTTGTTGCTTAATCATTGCAATTTTATCAGTTGCGGCTTGCAATAATTCTAATTGCCTAAAACCTTCACTGCCCAATGTGCCTTCTATAATTGAACCATCTTTACTAATATTTAATTGATTTAGTGTACCAGCGGCTTCTGCGGCATCAATAAGTGCTTGTGAATAGCCAGCCGCCAATAACCCTGCATCCCTAAATGCTTTAGCTTGTTTATTCATTTCAGCATCAAATTGGGTTGTGTCTGGTGATAATATTTCTGCCGCTTGTGCTGTATCAGCTTCCGCTTGTTGTGTTTCAATTAATTTTTTAAGTATTTTTTGTTGTTTTTCTAAATTTTCTGTTAGTGCTTTTCGTCTTTCTATAAGGCCATCTATAGAAGCGGCGGCTCCATTGTCACCATTTTCAGCTAAATCAACAACCCTTTTATATTCTTTTTCGAAATCAACTAATGCTTGCTTTGCAATTTCTACAGATTCTTCAACAGACTCTATACTACTAGCTGGTTTATCATCAGAACGTAATGCCGCAAACAATCCTCGCACTGCATCAGTTGCCACATTTAAAGCTTTAATCACTTTTGTAGCAATGGGTAAAAATAACATTCCTAATTCTGTAATAAATTCACTGAAATTAGCCTTCAATGCTCTTAATTCATTTGCAAAACTTGTTGATGTTCTGGCGGCATCACCTTGTGCATCTGTAGTGCCTTTCATAATCAAGTTCATTCTTGCTTGTACTTTTTCAGCATTTGAAGCGGCTCTTGCACCTCCTTCAATGCCCATTGTTAGCAATTCTTGATTTAATGTTGCTTCAGTTATTACAACACCAAAACGTCTTACAGTTTCATGGTTTCCAACCAATGCACTTTGAAAAGCACGCATTGTATCAACTTCATTGGCATCATTGAATGAACCTACATCAACAGCCAATTTGGTCATTTCTACTGACAGTTTAGCCGCTTCACCTCTGGCAAATCCCATTGGAACAAAGGTATCTTGTAAACTAGAAGCCATACCTTCCAATGCAAAAGTTGATCGTCCAACTTCATTACCAAAATCATCTAAAGCACTGACAACATCATCTCTAAATTTACCAAAAACAACTGAAGACTTTCCTTGCATTTCTTCAGCACCAGAAGCCATATTAATCATTTTAACTGTGGCTTGAGAAATTGCTCTAACCGCAACACCAGCTATTGCTATTTTAGCAACTTTGCCAATACGATTAAATGAACGCTTCATTTTATCAGCAGAATTATCTACTGTTTTTGTTGCGCGGCGCAAATCACGCTTTAAATCAGATATATCAGCTTCAATGCGAACTAGGAGTGTGTCTACAGTTGCCATTAGTCAGGATACCTTTCCATCATATCTTTAAGCTCTGATTTATCCAGAGGCGGCGGTGTTCCCCCAGAATGAAAATCAGCAAAACCTTCTGTAGCAGAAAAAAATTCTTGCAAACTCATATCCCAGAAATCTTTAGGTCTCATTTGCATTCTTCCTAATCCTATTTTCAGCCAATCAGACCAAGGTAATTCATCTACTGTGCTACCGCCGCTTTCACGTTTCCCGATTGATCGCCTTCAGGCATTAAAGCTTTAGTTAAAATTTCGCCAACTGCTTTCATTCCTTCAGCTAAACCAGCATCCCAAACCGCAGATTGTATATCTTTCAATGTAACATCATTTCCACCAGCCCTTACAACTGGAAGTAAAATTTGACATATTTCTGTTGTGGTAACATCGGCATCAGTCAATCTTGATAAAACTTTCATTATGCCACAACCACAAGCATGTTCAATTTTTGCCATTCCGTCCATTGTCACTCTGGAGTTCCATGACTGTTCCCCCAGATTTATCACTAACTCGCCCCTTTTTGGATTTGTCATTCTTGACCTCTTTCGCGTTTATTAAAAGTATTTCGTTTCTTTGTGCTACATCTATAGCTTCTGTAACTTCCCAAATTACCGCACCCACCTTGAAGGTGTTTCCAACTTCAAGGCTTGAGGAGCAAGGTATAGAGAAGGTCGAGCCTTGGACATGGCAAGTATAGTCTTTACCATTTGCATTAATAGTAAGTGTTTCCCAAGCCATGTGTTATTCTCCTTTAAGCGGATGTAAAGGCGAATGCACCACTATTTTCAAGTGTTACTGAATATGTAGCTTCGCCATTATGTTCACCAGTATATTCTAGTGATGCAACCATGAATTTTCCTTTGTATGTACCGAAATCAGGTATAACAACTTCAAAATTCGCAAAGTTTGCACCGCCAAAAGCATTTTTAAGCGTTGTTTCTGAAGCCGCGTCTGTAAATACACCAGAACCAGAGATAGAACACGTTTGTATTCCACCATTTGCTAAGAGTTCACGAACTCCAGAGCTGTCTTTAGTTGTTACATCAACTGCTTCATCATTCATACTAATACCAGTTGAACGTAAACCGCCAACTGTTGTGTATGTATCTGCAGACGCCGCCGCCGTAGCATCTGCGCCAATTTTTAGTAGTAGGGCTGAACCTTTTTGAGCCGCCATGATTTATACTCCTTAGTTATCAAACAATACAGCGCGAAACCTCATAACTCCGTGCCGTGTAATTCCATCTTGTTCCGCTAAGGTATTACTAAACTCCTGTCTAATATTAACCAAAGAGGCTCCTGTTACTGTTATAGCAGTATTGTGAAGCTTTTCATAGACCGATTGCATTATCTCTTTAATTTCTCGTCTACCTCTATATTGAGACCAAACGTGCAAAGTGATTGTATGTTCAACCCCGTCTAATGTTTTTGTGCCATTATTGCTTGTAGTTTCTTCACCAATGACAACATATGGATATACAGAACCTTCTGGGACATCATCATAAATAGGTATATTAGCACTACTTACGCCTGTAACATTACCATTTAAAGCTGTAAAAATTGATTTTTGTAATTGCCACGAATGTAAAGACATTAAACACCCCTTGCTTTCAATCTGCGATACATAGATTTTATTTTAGGTCTATTTTCTTCTAAAGCTGGTTGCATAAAGGGTCTTGCACTCATATCTTTTGTGCCAAATTCTAAATATTCAGAATAATCTGCACGACTTTCTATATCACAACCCAATTTATCAGCGTCATAAACTGCAAATATATTGCTTGCTAAAAATCCTGTATCAGTATTTGGTGGCTGACCTTCTGCTGAAGCCGTATGATTTCCATAAATTCTACCACCACCGCTTGAAGATTGTATAGATTTTACTGCTGTATTTCTAACCATTTGACCAGCCATTGATATAATTTGTTTTGTTAATTTATCATATTCATTGCTAACTGATCTGTATTTTTTATTTCTTTTAGTTACTTTCATGCTAATTTTCACGTTGCCACCCCTTCAATGCAAGTAATTTCAAGATACTTGTCTTTATTATCCACATTGATAACGCTTTGAATGTTAAATATTCTAGTAACTTCTTCACCTAAATTTACAAATTTATACATTAATCTATCAGAAAAGTTTAAATTTCTTCTAAATCTAATCATAATAACATGGGTCATAGGTTGTTCTATTTGATCTCCAAACAGCCTTTGATTGCCAGATTTTGTAGTAATCGTGCCATATACAGTAGCAAATGTTGTCCAAGCAGTAATTGCACCAGAACCGCCGCCATCTTGAGCAACAGTTTTAGACTGCAATTGTATTTTCTGACGCATACTACCTACACCCATTAGCTAATCCCCGACTTAAACATCTTGTCATACGCATTTCCATTAAAGCTTAGAATGCGATATGGGTTTAATAATGATTGAATTATGGTTGGCTCTTTAACATCTTTATCATAATCGCCCCTATGCTCATACATAAATGTTAAATATTGCAACATTGCTACTCTAATTGCTTCTGGAACATCAGTAATATTGCTACCATATCCGCTAGTAAAATTAATTTCTAAGCCGTTTGCTGGCCTTAAATCAGTTGGATATGTGCCACCAGTTCTTAAAACAATTTTTGCTGGCTGTGAGACAATATCAACATAATAATTTGTAGTATTCCAAACAGCTACAACATCACTATCGTTATAATATTTTATAGAGCTGACCGATTGAACAGGGCTTACAGGAAATTCAATGTAGTTATTATAATCAATAACATCAATTCCTGTTCTCATGCCTTCCCAAAGGGGGTTATCTACCTGTGTAGCTCCATCTAAGAACATTTGCATAGTTCTGCTTATGAAATGCCTTCCAGTGTAGTTTTCAGCCCATTCTCGAGTTGCTACGATATAAGACATGATTTGTGATTTATCTACATCATCATCAAGCC